ACGATCAAGTTTTTAGGCATAGATTAATAAAAACTAAAATATGACACAAAAAGCAAAAGCAGAAATAATAAAAGTAGAAAGAGAGTCGGAAGCACAGACACCAATGGCTCTTATCGCTCAAGCGATTCAAAACAACATCCCAGTCGAAACTATGGAGAAACTCATGGACTTGCAGGATCGCTGGGAAGCAAAGAAGGCAAAGCACGCGTATGACGCGGCAATGGCTGCATTCCAGTCTGAATGTCCCGTTATTAAAAAGACAAAGCCAGCAAAAGACAACGCAGGGAAAGTCCTGTATAAGTTTGCCCCTATCGAGGAGATAGACGCGCAGACGAAGGAATTACGCATGAAGCACGGGTTCAGCCACTCGTTTAAAACACTAACGACCGAAGGAAAGATAACCGCGATCTGCATCGTAAAGCATACCGAAGGTCATTCGGAGGAAAGCGATTTTACCGTTCCCTCTACAGGAGGTACAAGTATCATGTCAGGCCCACAGAAAGAAGCCGCGGCCCTTACCTTCGCCAAGCGATACGCGTTCTGCAACGCATTCGGAATCATGACCGGCGATGAGGACAATGATGCAAAAAAAGAAGCAAAAGAACCGACAACAGTAGATAAGGTTGAGCAGTACCGCTCAAAGCTCGAAGGTTGCCGACATATCGAGGAACTGAAAAAGGTATGGGCCGAAATGCCTATCCAGTATAAAAAAGAAACATCGCTTGTAAGCCTCTGCGCTAAACTTAACAAAGAATTATCAGTATGAAGCAATTTACTTTTGAGTCGGAAGAAGAATGGAAAGAAGCTCGAATCGGAAAAGCAACGGGATCTAAGGCAAAGGCACTTATCCCAACGGGTGGCCCAACAGTTGAAATGATAAAAAAAGAACTCGGAGAATGTGGAGTAGTTATCGAAAAAGGAGCAAAAAAAGAGGAACTTGAAAAACTACTTTCGAGGGAATCAATGGCAAAGCTCATGATGCTACTCGATAAAAAAGCAGAGTTCTGGCAACTCCTAGCTGATAGACTTTCAACCGCTCCTGATGAAGAATATCCAATGGATCGCGGTAAGCGGCTAGAGGTAGAGGCAATTGATCGCTTTACAAAAGAAACGGGAATAGAAGTTGATAAGAGCCTCGTGATCCTTACCCGCGATGATGATGAAAGTATTGCAGTATCTCCAGACGGATTGATTGATAAGATACCAGAACTTGAAGTGAAATGCCTTAAATCAGCAAAACATCTCGAAGCATACTTTACGCAACAGATCCCCGATGAATATCATTACCAAGCAATCCAGTATTTCGTGGTATGTGATGAACTTCAAACATTAAAGTTTGCTTTCTATGATCCACGAGTACTTGCAAAAGAATTCTTTATAATCGAAATACATCGTGCAGATATTCTCGATGAAATAGAAAAATCACTTGACTATCAAAGAAACGCACTCAAGGAAATAAATAGCATGGTAAATCAATTAACAATGCCAACACTCTAATGGACACACAACTAATAGTAATTGACCCGCAGGAATTTGGCCTCGAAAAAACCGAGGCCCAGAATATTGAGAAAGTCTTTACTCCAATGCTCGCCAAGATGTCCGAACTTGAGCAGGAATATAACGAGATTGTTATATTGCCCATGGGAGATGAAACTAGCAAGAAGGCCCGCGATTTACGCCTACGCTTCGTAAAGACCCGTACAGCTACAGATGAGATACGAGTAAAGGCAAAAGCCTATTACCTTGCTGGAGGAAGATTCGTTGACGCGTGGGGCAATGCTCAAAAATTCGCAGCAATTGGGAAAGAGGAAAAACTCGAAGCAATTGAAAAGCATTTTGAGAACATCGAAAAAGAACGCAAGGAAAAACTCCACACCGAACGATGCGAACTACTCCGAGATTATGTTTCCGATACGAGCCTGTACAACCTCCGAGAAATGACAGACGAAGTATTTACGAAACTTCTAGCCGATTCAAAGATTGCCTTTCAAGCCATTAAGGATGCAGAAGTAACAGCTGAAAAGGAACGAGTTGAACGAGAAGCAGAAGCACTAGCAGAACAGGCACGAATAAGGGAAGAGAATAAAAAACTCCAAGAAGAAGCGGCCGAGCGAGATGCAAAAGTAGCCGAGGCAGTGGCTGCCCAGAAAAAAGCAGAAGCAGACCTTAAAGCAAAGCAGGTATCCGAAGAAGCCGACAGAAAAGCAAAGGCATCAGCGGATCGGAAAGCAAAGAACGCCCCCGATAAAGTTAAACTGCTTGCCTATGCTGAAACGCTTTCAAATATCGCAATCCCTCAATTTGTAAGCGAAGAAGCAACTCAAATCATGGGAAAGGTCGTCGCAAACCTAAAGCACACCATCGAACTCATTAAAAACGAAGCAGAAAATCTATGAATAAAAATTTTGTGCAACTCATAGGACGAGTAACCAAAGACCCGCAACTCAAATCAACTCAATCAGGACAATCAGTCTGTTCATTTTCCCTTGCCACTAATCAGGTATGGAAAGGTGCTAATGGAGAGAAAAAAGAAAAGACGGACTTTCATAACATCGTATTCTGGGGAAGCCGTGCGGAAGCGATAGCAAAGTATGTCGTGAAAGGACAGGAGCTACTCGTCGAAGGACGTATTGAAACCCGCAAGTGGGAAGACCAGGACAAGCGTACCCACTACGCAACCGAGATCATCGGGCAGGACTTCCAATTTGGACAAAAGCCGAAAGGACAAGAAAACGTATCGGCCCATAATGAAGCAAGTGACCTCGAACGTGAAGCAGAATTGCCGTCGGTAGAACTGGACGCACCGATACCCGAAGAACCGGGAGAGGAAGTATTCCCCGAATAATTATGAAAGAACTCATCCCAACAATTTACGGACTGGTAACGGATGACGGAAAGTTTATACCCGATATTCCAGCGATGTTCAAAGATGCGTTTATCCCGCTAAGAAACAAACGGATCGCCGTTATCCTCAAAGAGGAAAAAAAACGGCGGTCTGAAAGCCAAAACAAGTATTATTGGGCCGTTCCAGTTAGAATGATTGCAGAGCATGAAGGAAAAACGTCAATGCAAACCCATGAATGGCTACTGCACGAATTTAACTCGGAGATAGTAGTAATGGCAGGCAAGGCACATCGTATCAGAAAAGGATCATCAGAGTTGAACACGGTCGAATTCATGGATGATTATATTTTCCATATCCAACAATGGGCAGCCGAAGAATTACATATGAATATCCCCGGCCCGAACGAAGTGAACTACTAAAAAATAATCCCAGAACTTGGGAAGCAATAGTTTTAATGGATTATTTCTATTGTTTCTCAAATTCTGAATAACATGCAACCAATAATAAAAATACTCCTTAAATTACTATTTATCATCTTGATTATATCTATTCCTATAATAGGATTCTATATCAAAGATGGGACTATGATTGTGATAGGAACAGCACAAGTAATCATAGTCTTCGCTGTAATTATTATAAAATTTTTAGAAAACTAACATGCAAGACCTAATAAACAAACTCTTAGAAATAATCCCCAGCCAGTATCTAGATATTCAACATCGAAATCCTGAAGATTATATGTTTAAATGGCACGCAGTAGCACCTAGATACGAGGGAATGGGGAATACCCCCGAAGAAGCCCTACAAGACTTATTAAATCAACTAACAAAAAAGATATGAGATGTAATGTTGACGAAAATGGGTATGTGATAATCCCGAAAGGTTATTTTGACGAATTTAAATATAATATAAATATAAAAACACCTATGCTAAACATTCAACAACTACAAAAAAACCTACAAGCAGGAAAGCACGTTATTGTGAAATGCCCGCTTACTAGCCAGCATGTAATCATTTCCCCCTTCACGGATGAAAATGGTGGGTATAGAAATAGTGGTCATAGACCCTCGATACAAGGTGCAATAGAAAAGATTGGCTCTTACAGTGGGGATTGGAAAGAAAATTTCAAAGAACACACCTTCATCGGCATCTACGAATCAGAGTTTGAAACCTTCAAGGTAGGCGATAAAGTCCTCATCTCTAAAGACGCAGAGAAGTGGTGTGAGAAGATGGGTATGCTATGGACTAAAGAAAAAGAAGGCATGGTTGGTGAGATTGTGGAAATAAAATCAGTTCCCGACAATGGAACTTACTTTATTGGAGGTTGGAACTTCCCTCCCCAAGCCCTCTCCTATCCTATGGAAGAAGAAGACGAAGTAGAGAAGGCAATTAAACTGTTGGTCGAGAGGGGGAAAATTAAGGACGGTAAGATACTGATATGAATGAAGTAAAAATGTCTGATGGATTTCAACGAGGCACAACAAAAGATACAACTCAATGTGCTCGATGTGGAGGAAACATACCACCATATTGTGCCTGTTACTACGGCGGGAAAAGAGTCGGGAATGTAACTATTTGTAAAAATTGCGGAGAAGAAGGAGAGAGATTAGAAGATGAAGCAAAATATGGGGAGAGACTATAGGGGAATTAATCGCAGGAACAAAGCAGGGTTTGAACGAGTAACTAAAGATTTAAAACCAATACTATGAAAGAAATAAAACAAATAGCATACCCTAATACAATTGCATCTAACGAACAGTCATTTTTTACAGTAGGTTCTAATTGCGATAGAATAGAAGAAGTCTTTAAGAGCGGAGAGATGGCGAGCATAACATGGTTCGCTGTTATAAAAAGTGAAAATGTAATTGCGGAAATAAAAGAAAGTGTTTGTGATATTTACTATAAATCAGTTTGAACAGGCAGTTAAAGACTTAAAGAAAATATGAAAGAAATATACCACGAATACGAACCACTAATAACATGCCCCCACTGCGGACGGAAAGAAGAAGATAGTTGGGAAGTAAATGACGATAATGGTGAAATGGAATGTGGAGAGTGTGATAAGAAGTTTTCTTATGAAAGAATTGTCGATGTAACATATACGACAAGGAAGATAGAAGAGACGCAAACAGAATAACCTAACAAACACTCCATTGTCGGTTTAAAGGAGGGGATGTGGTGGACAGTGAGCCACTCCAGTGTTAAGCCAGATACACGTACTGGCAGACCATAGAAATGTGGGCTGGGACGTAATGCAAGTCAAATCCTTGCTCCCCTCCTCTAAGCCGATAATGTAATAAAAGATATGCAAAATTTATTTTTCTACAACCCAGATTTCTTGCTTGATTATCCAAGGTATTGCTTTGAACATCTTCCCGATGAGATTGATAGGCTTAAACAGCAAGGGAGAAGTGGTGTTGAGGCTATTATTGCTGCAAATCAATACCGTTACAGAGTAATATCAGAATCAGATAATGGAATAAAACAACTATGAATGAAGAAACATTGATTGATAGTTAAAAATACTATATAATTAAAGCATATTAACCTTACGCATAGACCCCAGATAGGTAGCATTTACTCGTAAGGTTAGGCTACTTTTCTGGGGTTTGTGAATTAAAAAATGGATAAGAGAAAGTATAGCAGGCATGATATGAATGGGGCACGGTTTCATCAGATATGGGATAATATGAAACAAAGGTGTAGTAATAAGAACAACGATAGATACAGAGTGTATGGTGGCAGAGGTATAAGCGTTTCAGAAAGATGGTTAGACTTCCTGCGGTTTAAAGAAGATATGTATCAAGAATACTTGGAACATTCAGAGGTCCATGGAGAAAAAAATACCACAATAGACCGTATAAATAATAATCTTGGGTACTATAAAGAGAATTGCAGATGGGCAACAAGAAAATTACAAGCAATGAATCAAAGAAACACGATACTTTATAAGGGAGAGTCTGCAAGAGAGGCAAGTATCAGGTTAGGGAGTAATGAAAGCATTGTAAACCAAAGAATAAAATTAGGATGGAGTTTGGAAAAAGCATTTACTACGCCAGTCATGAAACAATTTACACATATCGGTAGATATGTACCAAAAAAATGAATAATAATATAGAGATAGCATCAAGAATATCAAATAATGTAGGTGGAGATAGTGATAGAGAAGTAATTGCACAGGACATCCTCGACGAATTAAATGCCAAAGACCTCGAACATAAGAATGTGCTGGAGGAGATACTAGACTCGCTTGAGAGCATGTATCAGCAGTATTGCCAGGACGGACACCAGTTTATGACTGCAGGAGAAGGTGCAAGTGAACTATTAGAAAGATACGGTCGATTAAAGTTAGACGAAGTAGGAAGGATTAAACCCTAATACAAGATAAGATCCACGATAACTACTCTTTACAAAAATAAGATAATTTTGTAAGATTAAGTATGCGGATACATAAGGCTATAAAATTAAAACTATACCCAAATAAAGAACAGGAAAAGCATTTGATTGAAACGATAAATGCTTGTAGATTTGTATGGAATTATTATCTTGCAAAGAGAAAGGAAGAATATCTTAATGGGAATAAGTCTTTTAACTATTATAAGTGTGCAAAAGATCTAACGATTCTAAAGAAGTCAGATGATTTTAAGTGGATTAGTAATTCTCAAATACACCCATTACAGCAGTCATTAAGAAATCTTGATATTGCATACACTCGATTCTTTAAGAAGAAATCAAAATATCCAATATTTAAGAGCAAAAATGATCCTATAAAATCATTCCAGAAGCCTCGTGATTGGAAGATTATCGGAAATAAAATTCAAATAGAGAAATGGGTTGCTATTAGATTTAGAGGTACACTACCAAGTAGTGAATGCAAATTAGGAGCAATTACTGTGGTTAGCCAAAATGGAAAATGGTACGCATCTATAAAATATACAGAAGATGTCACAGTAAAAAAGAAAGCTGGAAATCCGATCGGTATAGATATGGGGCTTACGCATTTAGCGATAACAAGTGAGGGAGATAAATATGTCAATATTAGAAGTTTCAGAAAGAGCGAAAAGAAATTGGCAGAAGCACAGAGAGTGCTATCAAGAAAAACAAAAGGAAGCAGCCGAAGGAATAAACAAAAGGTCGTCGTGGCAACAATCCACGAAAAGATAAAGAACAGAAGGATAAACCATCTTCATCAGACGAGCCATCGCATTACGAGCGAAAACCAAGCAGTAATCGTATGTGAGGATCTTGCAGTAAAGAATATGCTCAAAAACAGGAAACTGTCTAAGGCAATTTCAGACGCAGGGTGGGGAGAGTTTTTAAGACAATTAGAATACAAGCAAATTTGGAGAGGTGGGGAATTTGTCAAAGTAGATAGATTTTTCCCGTCATCAAAGACCTGTTCTAATTGCAATCACATTGTTGAGAAATTACCGTTAAACATCCGAGAATGGACTTGCCCGAAATGCGAGGCAATCCACGATCGGGACGTAAATGCGGCTAAGATGATTCTCAAACAAGGGCTAAGGAATAGCCGATACGCAGAGGATAGTAAGACCAAGCGCAAGCGAGGCAAATCCGTTGAAGCGCGAAGATAATTTATTATTATTCCGTACAATCTAAACTATGAACATACTATGCTGGTTAGGAATCCACTTATGGGTATTAAGAACAAATGAGAACTTTCTATTCGACAGAAAACAATGCTCCCGATGTAATAAGACTAAAATACTATGAACCAAGACCAAGAAAAATTAGTAAAGGAAGCGATTAGAAAGTTAAGATCAAAGGCAATCCAAAGAAGGAGAGAAGCCGACCAATACGATAAGCAAGCTGATAAGCTCCAAGGAGATACAGACGGGTATTCTGCCCTTGATGACGAGGATTAATAGTTGCAAGCATTTTGATAAAGTTGTATAATATCTTTAAATGGCTTTACGCAGAACACCGATAAAAAAAGTTGGAAAAGTTGGAAAGGCAAACATAGAAGCGCGAAAGATGATCGCGGATAAGTGCGAGGAGATAGGATTAAACAGGTGCGAGCTAAGGTTAGATGGATGTTTAATAAATTGGGCTTTAGCCCCAGCTCATCGTAAAAAGAGAATGTTCTATCATGGGAATGCAGAAGAACTGGCAGATTATAAGCAATGGGTTTGTGCCTGCACACCATGCCATATGAAGATTGAGAATGACGAACAACTTACAGAGCAAATATTCTTAAAACTAAGAGGAACAGAATGATAATCTTAAAAGGTACTCCGCTAAGCACATCGCATATATATAAATATAGATCGTTTGGGAAGTTTATATCCGGCTACATGAGCCAAGCAGGAAAGAACGCAAAACTCGCTTATCAGATAGAGTTCAAACAACAGTTTAAGGGAAAACCAATAGAAGGAGATCTTGCCCTCGAAGTACATTATTATTTTGGAGACAAACGGAAAAGGGATATAGACAATTTTACAAAGTTGTGGTTAGACGCTGGAACTGGTATACTATGGATAGATGATGTACAGATAACTGACCTACATCTTGTAAAACATTACGATAAAGAAAATCCACATATAGAGATAGAAATTAAAGAACTAACCAAACATATCACCTAAACCATAAAAGTCGATCATAGAGGCATGTAGAACTGATAAATATGCTTTCAGAGAAGTATTTAATAGCAATAATAATTATATTACAGATATTTGTAATTTTCTGTTTATACATGGCAATTAAAAACAAAGAATTTGATGAGTAACATAGCCTACCCACCAGACAACATATTCAAGTTTCGTCAAAATAGACAAAATCCTTCAGAGATCAAAAAACAGGAAGGCAATGTTGGTTTCATAACGAAAGCAATGATTTATGATGAAAAAGGAGAATATAAATATGGAAAGGGTATTTTTATGGAATATGAAGATGTTCCCTTTCCGTCAAAAGGACATGTCATACCAGAAGCAGTATATGCAACAGGACAGGTAAAAAGACTATTGATAAGTTCGATAAAGTTTATTGCAGGGAGGGAGATGATTTTCCCTCTTATAGGATTTATATTTACAAATAAGGCTAAAGTCATAGATAGATTTATAACCACATTCATAGATATTGTGGATATAAATATCTTAAAGCCTTATTATTTAAAGAGTGATTATTATTCTGCAGCAGCAAAAGAATTAAGAACATTCTTAAGGGAAAGTATTAAATCATTCGGTGTAGATCATAATAAATCAGATCTATTCGGAGAAATAATATGTATGTTATTTCAATATGACAATGCCTATTATTATCGGTTAATAGATATAATGAGTGAAACTTCACAAGAGGAAATGTTAAATGATTTTCCGAAAGAGATTGACAAACTTGCAAAGATATTGATAGAGCGCGATCCTAATATTCATCAATTAAAGAAATACGACGCAATCCATAAACTTGTAAGGGTGCTCTATATCATCCCGTCATTCAGGAAAGCAATTAAGGCAGGAATAAAAGCAGTAAATTTTAAAGGATGGCAAATGGATGAGGCAGATATATATCATACGAATCTATACGATGGATATAATATGCGAGGGCTTACATTCAATGAACGATTTAAAGAATATTGTGATTTCCATGGCGGTAAAGAAAATACACCTCCTAGAATCCACTGGTGGTATGAAGGCGGAGAGATAAAGACAGAAATAATTAAATTTACAGCATGACTCGACACGAAATATTTATCCAATGGCTCAAGATAGTTCTCGCAATAACCTACGGAACAGTAATAGCCGGGCTTCTTTATAGAATTGCTTATTGACGATAAAATAAAATAAGTTTATAATGAAGTATCTTACAAAACCAATCTTTAAGACCAATGGCAAAAAGCCAAAAGTAATAAGATGTGTTTGTAACTACTGTCAAATAATTTACTGGGAATCCCAATCATTAAGGAAACGAGGATATAACAAGTATTGCTCAACTGAACATTTTTGCCTTGATAAGGGAATCAACACCGAAACATACAGGAAAAAAAAGAAACCAACCAGTTATAAAGAGTATTTGGAAAAAGAATACAAAAGAAGCCCAACAGATGAAACAAGACAAGTAATAAGATTCTACAGAAAGAACCCGGATTATCTAAAAAACTATAAAGGGATATGAAACAGAAAACCAAAAAGACAAAGTTTAAGAAATGCCCAAAATGCAAAGGCATACATAATGACGAGAAGTTCCACGATCGAGTATGCCCTGACGGGAAAGGATATACACCAACTAATTGGTAATTATGGCTAATAAGGGAGAAAAAATTGTAGATGAATTGACTCCACGCCAAATGGAGTTTATTCGTTTATACAATGACCCTAAAAGCAAAACATTCTCCAATGCTTATCGAAGTGCAATAGAGGCGGGATATACAGAAGAATACGCAACTTCTATAACTGGCAAAGGAAACGAATGGATGGCAGAAAATGTAAGCAGGCGCAAAAGGATGCTTGAAAAGGCAGAAAATAGGCTTGAGAAGTTGTTGGGTAGCAAAGATGAACGAGTAGCCGGAGATATAGCAAAGTTCGTTGCAAAGACTGTTGGGAAGGATAATTATTCCGATAGAACAGAGCACACAGGCAAAGACGGTAAAGACTTAATGCCTACTCCTATATTGGGAGGTATTTCACAAGATGTATCAGCAAACAACAGCACTTCGCAAAATACTACAATTAAAAAAGCGTCTTAGAATTATTCAAGGAGGTAGTAGTGCAGGAAAGACAATCGCTTTACTTCTTATTCTTATAGATAGAGCGCAAAGCGAAAAGGGCAAGACGATCTCTGTAGTATCTGCAACAATCCCCCATCTAAAGCGTGGAGCAATCAAAGACTTCCTTTCGATAATGGAGGAGCATGGCTATTATAAAGATGAAAACTGGAATAGAACCGACTATATATATAAATTTGAAACAGGTTCAACGATAGAGTTCTTTTCAGCAGATAGTTCTGATAAGGTTCGCGGCCCTCGTAGAGATATACTCTTTATAAACGAATGTAATAATATCTCTTTTGAAACATACACCCAGTTGGCGATCCGCACAGCAGAAGACATTTATCTTGACTACAACCCTGTATCACAGTTCTGGGTGCATGATGAGATTATCCCTAAGTTAGACCATGAGTTTTTAATTCTTACATACAAAGATAATGAGGCTTTAAGTCCAAAGATAGTCGAGGAATTAGAAAGCAGAAAGAATAGAAAAGGTTGGTGGGCAGTTTATGGAGAAGGGCAACTGGGGGAGATAGAAGGAAAAATTTATAAGGGCTGGCAAATAATAGACAAGATACCACATGAGGCACGTCTTGAACGATATGGGATAGACTTCGGCTATTCGGTAGACCCAACAGTCATACAAGCGATTTACACTTACAATGGAGGATTTATAATAGATGAGGTAGCCTATCAAAAAGAATTAAGTAATAAGGCTATCGCTGACATTCTCAACAATCTTGATAAAGCACTTACAATAGCAGACAGCGCAGAGCCTAAGAGTATTGATGAAATAAAAACCTACGGAGTAAACATCATAGGAGCAATGAAAGGCCCGGGGAGCGTTGCACAGGGCATACAATGGGTGCAAGACCAGAAGATAAGCATTACGAGGCGTTCTGATAAGACTATTAAGGCCTATAATAACTATCTATGGCGAGTAAACAAGGATGGCAAAGTCATTAATGAAGTAGACGACACAATACACGAATGGAGCAATCCGATGGATGCTATCCGCTATGGGTTATCATCATTTAAATCGACTCACACAGAAAAGGAAAAAATCCTTGAGCAAATGCAACGCAATCAATCGCGACAAAATCTAAACTCTACACGATGAGAAAAAATAATCTGTGCTATAATAAAACAAAGGTATAACAACTGGTGGTGATACCGATGCAAGACACGATCTATGATCTAATCCGCAAAGCGGAAAAAAACTATACAAACGGAACATTGAAGATGGGGAAGTATGTTGATTTTGATATGCTCGAAACAATCGAGACAATCAACGCATACTCACATTCCAAGCATACATCTGGGCCAACCGATGCCCTCGGAAGGGAGAAGCCTTTCTTTAATATCGTTACCGCGGCAATAAATGTATGGTACAAGGCTACTGACATTGACCGTAAGAACATACGATTTAAAGCAACCAAAGCAGGGAACTATATCAAGGCGTTCATAGCGTCTATTTTGCTTAGACACTGGATGAGGCAAGAGAACTTCGGTAAGTTCCTCAATGACTGGGGTAGAGTATTGGCAAAGTATGGCTCGGCTGTTAGCAAATTCGTGGAAAAAGATGGCCAACTAATACCAACGGTAGTTGCATGGGATAGACTTATCTGTGACCCCCTCAACTTCAGGGATAATATAAAGATAGAAAAACTATATTACACCCCGGCCAAGTTACGCAGGATGCCCTATGATCAAGAATTGATAAAGGAGGCAATAAAAAGCGCAACGGAATCACGAGAAGACATAAGAGGAGAAAAAAAGGATTTACGAGATGATTATATCGGAGTTTATGAGTTGCATGGAGAACTCCCATTGTCATATTTGACAGGAAAAGAAAGCGACGATGAAACATATCGCCAGCAGATGCATGTTATCTTCATAAACGGCGATGATAGCGAACTTACCCTTTACAGCGGGAAGGAAGAGAAAGACCCATATCTTCTTACGCATCTTATCGAGGAAGAAGACCGTACGCTTAGTATTGGCGCGGTAGAGCATCTATTCGATTCGCAATGGATGGTCAATCATTCTGCTAAACAGATTAAAGACCAACTAGATCTTGCCTCTAAAATGGTATTGCAGACGGCAGATGATAACTTCCTCGGCAAGAATGTCCTCAATAATCTTGAAACGGGAGACATTCTCTTCCATGCCGAAAATAAGCCGCTCACGCAGGTAAACAACCAATCCCACGATACTCCTGCAATATCGAATTATCTTGAGATGTGGAAAAGGTTAGCAAGAGAGATTGCATCGACCCCAGAGGCAGTTACGGGCGAAACAATGCCATCAGGGACACCGTACAGTCAGACAGCACTCCTTAACCAGGAAATCCACAACCTATTCGGGCTAATGACAGAAAATAAGGGACTTGCAATAGAAGAAATGATGCGCGAATTCGTTATCCCATTTTGGAAGCGAAGGAAACTGAACAACAGCGATGAAGTGGCTGTATTGCTTGAAGGAGAAGAATTGGAAAATCTTGACGAACTTGATCTGCCCATAAAACTTGAACAAGAATTGAAAAACAGAATACTCGGTGGACAGGAACTCGGTACGATAGAAGAAATGACTGCGGGTATTAAAGAACAGCAAAAGAAGTTCGGTAATACGCGTTTTCTCAAGGTAAAGAAAACATGGAAGCAATACCTCGCAGATCTTGAAGACAGCGTAGAAGTGGAGGTAACGGGTGAAAACAGCGATAAGCAAGCAACACTCACGACATTAAACACATTGTTGCAGACAGTTGCTGGCAATCCGCAGATACTCGTAGACCCAAATGGAAAGATGCTATTTAACGCCATACTTGCCGAAAGCGGTGTGGTTTCCCCCGTACAATTAAAAGGCGTAGCCCAACAAGCCCCCCCGGTGGCACAGGCTCAACAGGTCGGTACGCCTCAACAAGTAAATCAAATAAATCAACCAATACCACAATGAAGAAAGACAAGAAGATGCCTTCTGAAAAAATGATGAGTGATAAAGAAATGGCAAAGAAGATGAAAGAGAACATGAAGCCATCGAAAGCAAAAAAGGCAAAGAAATCTTATTAAAATGCCCCTAAAAAAAGGAAAATCAAAAAAGGTTATCAGTGAAAATACCCGCAAGGAAATGCATGCTGGTAAACCACAAAAACAAGCGATAGCAATAGCCATGTCGGTGGCTAAAAAAACTAAAAAGAAAAAATAACATGGCAGAAGCACAAGGTAGGCAGATGATGTATACCGAAGATGAGTTGACGCTTATCAAGGCGACATTCAAAAACAATGAGAAACTATTAAAGTTAATGCGTAAGGTATTTCTCCCAGAATACGACCCAAACGCACCACTAGGACAGGTAATCGATCTATGGCTCTCCCTTCCTGTTAAGGAAATGTCCCCAGAGGCGGCGCAGATAAACATTCTCGCACGCAACTCGCTTATAATGCACATCGAAAACCAGTTGCAGGTGATAAACGTTTTAGCAACGGCAGAAGTTGAAACAGTAGAGGAGGCACGAGAGCGTGTCGCGAAGAACAGCTCAAAATAATTTGAGAAAAAATAATAAGGTGGTATAATAAAATTAATCGAGTATCATTTCTCTAAATAAATGATTTTGCGGATATATCCGCTCCAAAATATGGCAGAAGAAATTGTGGACATCGACACTACAACCGATGAAGAGGAGGTAGACATCTTCGAAGACACCGATGATGTAGATGCGCTCAAAGAGCAACTTGCAAAGAAAGACGAAACGAACAAGCAACTCTATGTGCGCATGAAGAAGGCAGAAGGATTTGAGATCATTGACGGAAAGTGGGTAAAGCCACAGCAAGTAATAAAGCCAACGGTCAATCCAGAAGCAAATGAAGACATGCTTTCACAGAAAGACATGATGGCGTTTATCAGGGCCGGAATAGACGATGACGACATATCGGTAGTAACTGATTATGCAAAACTGAAGGGTATCACCGTTTCCGAGGCTCTTAACTCAACGGTCATCAAAGGAATCCTTGCAGAGAAAGAAGAAGAGCGCAGAACAGCACAGGCAACCTCCACGGGGAATACTCGTAAGGGTTCGTCAAAGCCAAGTCCAACTCAATTACTGGAAAAAGCCAAGAAAGGCGAAATGCCAGAAAGCGATGAGGATATGGCCGCACTTGTGAAAGCGCAGTTTGAAAATAAGTAAATCGGTGGTGTGGGCAACGAAATTAACGCCCATAAAAAAACACCTAAATGGCAGCACAGTCAATCGCCACTCGAGCGAATCGAGAAAAGTATTTAATGTCGAAGTTTGACTATCTATTGCGCAACGCAGTAGTAGCAGAGAAGATCTGTTCGGTAGATCGATCTGATCTGAAACTTCTTCAGAACCCGTACGGATCAACCGCAACCGCAACCGTACAGGCAATCGCAGGAACATACACGGTAAAGAATTTTCAGGTAACTGATGATACCTTGACCGTAAGTGAGGAAATCATCACTTCGGAGCACATCTTTGCACATGAAGACATCTTCGCTCAGTTCGATCTCTTTAGTTCTCGAACTGATAGCATGATGTATGCACTCACGAAGTCTATCGACCAGTACGTTCTTAACGTATTGTGTGAAGACGGAACCGGAGCATACACAACTCCAGTAGGAGGTTTCACGACCGCAGCAAACATCACCGCTATTCTTGGGGGATTGTGGGCAAAGGTAGCAGGATATGCAGATACCTATAAGGGACTGTATCTTGTTATCGAGGCTCCTGATGTTGCTGGTTTTGTAACAGCACAGATGGCGAGCGGGTTCAACTTCTCGGACTCTGCGCTCAAGAACGGATTCATGACGCAACAGGCTGGTATCGACATCTATGTTGTTGCAGCCGACACCTTCACAGACGACACCATTGGTACTCGTTCCGACTTCACCAACAGCGGACATCGTTTGTTCGGAGTAAAGAACACCGCAACCTATGCAACTCCTCGTGGCATTGTATATGACGAAAAGAAGGTAACTGGAAAGACTGGTACCGAGCTCGTCGTATCTGCTCTCTGTGGCGCAAAGGTCTGGGCATCAAAGGCTGCCCTGACAATTGATGTGACTTTAGCCTGAACGTAACCACCTTTTGGGTGGTACAGGACTATTCGCTAACTCCGTTTTCTCCACCGGTTAGCGGACTAACGGATATTCCTGTACTGCCCAAAAGGGATTCAATCATATGGTAAAACAAAAGAAAGGGGTTGTAGAAGTCCCAAAAGAGGCACTACAAGCCCCTGTAGTAGAAGTAAATGAGGAAAGTGAAGTAGTAGCCGAAGTTGAGGAAAATAAGGTTGAAGAGTCAACTGATATTTCCGAAGCAAAGAAAGCATTTATGGCTAAAGTCGAAGCCTATAAAATTAGTAACCCTATCAAGTACGAGCGGAAAAAGGAATCCTTTGAAGCTACCTTGAAGGGAATGGAATAAATGGCAGTAGCAAATGGAATTAATCCGACATTCGATAAGGTCAACATCGGAAACTCTGGCACTAATACCGCAGTAACGCAGGCAACATCGACCGCAACAGCGGTCAGGATTAATGCTGCGACTGGTGTTATCACCATGTTTGGTCCGACCGCTACCCCAGCAGGTGGAGAGAGTACATTCGATCTCTTGAGCAGCCAGATCACGGCAAAATCGGTTATTCCGATTAACGTTGCATCAGGAAGTGTAGGGGGGACTACGCAGGTATTCACTAAGAGTGCCGCTGCAGGTTCCGCTACGATCGTTCTTACAAACCTGCACGCTTCGGTAGCAGAAACGGGAACGCTTGTGTTGAACTTCGCAGTAATCAATTAACGTTTCTACTCTGTCCCTTATGGGGATAGGGATAGGCATATTAAAATAAATATAAAACTAATTTATGGCAGTACAATACTCACGTTCAGGTTTACCAATTAATCTTCAGTCGGAAAAAGCAGTCGCAGCGACAGCAAGTACTACTCTGGTATTCAATCCAGCAGTACAATTATATTCAGGTTCAGGCGGAACATTTACCGTCGTTCCAGTTGGGCAAACTTCATCGGCAACATTCGTAAGCGTACCAGCAGGTGTGGTGCTTCCCGTTCTTATCACGACACTCGAAGAAACATCGGCAACAAATGTAATCGGACTTTCGTAAAATGCAATACTCGGATACCACAAATAAATCTGGGATTTTACAAGACTGCGAGTTCTGGTGCAATCTTTCCGACGCAACAATAACTGCATCAACTGCAACATTTACAAAGCAGGTCTTTACTTCGCTTCTTAATAGACGCTATGAGCGTGCTTTAGGCATGATCGGCGCAACTTCCCGTAATGTTGTAGCAGACGATACGAATTACGACCATCAGTTCTTTTCTTATTTCGATATTGTTTCAGGACAGAATGATTATCAGTTCTTAACTGACGCAGATGGCAATTCAATAACAGACATTACGGGTGTGCTTATTCTTAGGTCATCGAGCGACACGGAATATGTATCACTTGATAAACTTTCCGTTGGAGATAGCCGAGTAAACTATGGAAACGCAAGTGGCGATCTCGGTACCAACTCGAATAATGACACAAACCTCATTATTTCCCCAAATCCATCCAATACAGGAGTACCTACGGGATATATAGAGCAGAATAATACCATTTTCTTTGACAAAAAACCGAATTATTCAAAGACAAACGGAGGGAAACTGTTCTTTAAGCGTGTGCCTTCATATTTCACAATAAGCGACACCACAAAAGCCCCCGGATTTAACCCAGATCACCATAGGATTCTCTCTCTCGGGGCTTCATATGACTGGATATTGGTAAATAAACCAGATCAAGGGACTCTCATTACTAGAATCGAAGCAGAATTACGACGAGCAGAGCAAGAATTTAAGGATTGGATAAGAATGAAAAACCCAGAAAAAGGACGAATGACAGTAAGACAAGACAGTTGCAGATAATATGGCTACCCTGACCAACATAAATAAGAGCAGTGCTACTTTAACCAATATAAATAAAAGTGGGGCTACCCTGACCAACATAAATAAGAGCAGTCAAACAGGTTATATAACTACCGATGACCTTTCTTTCATTCTTGTTGGGGGTAATGAAGACGAAGTGCTTATTTGGAACATCGCGAATGCCTTAACAAACATAACCAAGAACTGATATGTCTAATAAACTACTCTCACAACTCTTAAAAGGAACATATAGCGGAGCAACAGCCTATACGATCGGAGATATTGTTACCTATTTAGGGTCTTCTTACGCTTGTAAGGCCAACACAACCAATAATCTACCTACTGATACAACTTATTGGGCTTTATTGGCTTCAAAAGGCGATACAGGGGCTACTGGGTCAACGGGTGCGACAGGAAATACAGGACCACAAGGCCCAGCAGGAGAGGTTGCTTCAACTGGCTCATTTACAACTGGCAATTTCGCTATATTCTCAGACACAACTGGTGATTTAATCCAAGACGCTTCCGTCTCTTCGACAACCTTTGCACTCGCAGCTAAGGGTGTAACCAACGGGGATTCACATAATCACGTTGGCGGAGATGGTGCACAAATAGACCATGCACTTACTTCGAGCCTAACCTATGTACTCGCAGGACACACAGGGACAGCATCAGAGTTTAACGCAACAATCACTGATGTGGATTTTGCTACTATTGCCTCCCCAACCTTCACGGGGACAGTGACAACTCCTGCGATAAAAATAACTACAGGAGCAGGGGCAAGTAAGGTGTTAACTTCCGACGCAGATGGAGACGCTACATGGGAAACGCCCGCATCATCAGGGGCAGTTAAAAGCATGTCAGCTAAAGTGGACACGGGTGCATATTCTTCAAGTGCTGCATCACTGACTGAAATTACAACAAATTGGAGACATTCGTTCACACCTATCTCCACGACGAGTACACTTGTTTTTGTTGCAAACTTTTCCCTAAATACAACCAACAGTGTAATTCATCAGTATGATTTCTATGACGTGACGAACACCACAGCGGTTGGTAGTGGTATTGCCGCTGGTTCTCGTAGAGCATCTAACACAGTATTTCGTGGTCCTGGCGCAGACGCAAATGACGGAGAAAACCTGACCATGATGGCAGTTATAGCAAACACAAGTACTACGACAAGGGTGTACACAATCAGAACTTCAAATGAAACCACTGATTCGACTACTGTCACGTATTTCAACCAATCAAATGGAGATTCCTCGGCATTCGGCTGGAATACTCCGTTCACATGGACGATAACAGAGATATGACCTACTCACCTAACTCTCTACAAGATAAATTGGATCAACATATTAAAGACAACCAAAAAGATATGGGGGAACTTAAGGACGACATTAGAGAACTTAAGAGGTTGTTAATTGGCAATGAAGTAACAGGAGAGAAAGGCTTGATAATAAAGATAGACACGCTCTTCACGCTCTTCACGGAAGGCAATGCTATCCGTAGGGCTGTGATATGGGTCTTTAGTGGAATAGTAGCAACCTCAGCGTTCGTATACACGATTATAAAGATATTTAAAGAAATCAAATGAGTGTAATTATTCGACAATTTGATGGGGGTATTGCCAATGATGAGCGTGAAGAAGTTTCAAACTCTTGCACGCTCATTAAGCATTTTGATACCCTTAAACCGAATAGACTTGTCCCCTATAGGGATATGGAAAACGAAGCAGGGAGTATTGCACAATACAAGATTAAATCAGTAGAACTTTGTACTCCTACTTCGGGGACTCAAACACTATTTGCTCTTGGTTCGGTGGCAAGCCAAACCTATCCGGCTTTCTTGGAAAAAGATACCCCGATCACGGGGACTTTTGCTCTGGCTTCTAGCGGAACTGATACAGGAGGAGCAGTTATTGGGAACTCTCTCATCGCTTACAAAGCAGACCTCTATGCAATGAAGACATCAGGGACACACACAGTAGTTATCAACTATGACCCTGCAACCAATGTACTGGCAACTACAGGTACTATCACAGCCCAATCATCGGCTTCAATCTACCCACAGCCTTTTAGACACCCACAAGACGATATACTTTACTTCGGGGCTGGGAATATTATTTCAAAACTAGACAACACAACATTCACAGCAGAAGCTCTTGTGCTTCCGAGTGATTTAATCATAACTTCCCTTACAGATTACGGGGTATATTTGGCTATTGCTTGCGCTCCAAAAGACGCAGGAAAGTCTTATGTATTCCTATGGGGCAGAGATACTTCGCTAACAACCGTACAAGAAACCATTGATTTCGGGGAAGGGAACTTGATGGTTATAGACAACGTAGGGGGAACTTTGGTTGGTGTTTCTGGGTCATCTTTGAGTGCTTCATCATTCGATATTCTTCCACGCTTAGTAGCACGAGCCTACACTGGCGGACTTGCACGAGTATTTAAGGAAATCAAATCAGAAAGCACCGTACAGACCCTCTCAAACATCAAAGCAAAAAGTAAGGATTCTCTTTACTTCACAGCCTCTACCCGTATTCAAGGAGAAACGGTAAATCAAATATGGGTATGTAAAAAGAACGCTGGCGGACAGTTAATCATTCAACCCGATAGACTAGCAAACAACAACACCGCAGTAACCACGGTAGACGGACTTTCGGTTATTGGGGATTATATGTGGGTTGCCTATGATAACGGATCGTTGAAAAGAACAAACGATTCAGCTTCATACACAGCAACAGCGGTATACGACACCCTCTTGAACCCTTCAATGCCTATCGAGGATAGAAGTAAGTTGAAACAATTGAAGAATGTATCAGTATCATTTGCCCCGTTGGCTTCAAGTTCAACTCTCAATGTTCAATACAGATTTGACAACGGTTCATACGAAGACCTATTAAACGCAACAACAGCAGGAACACTCAATAAGGAAGTTGTCAAGACATTAGACGGAGATACCTTTGGGACTGGTAGAGAATTACAGTTCCGAGTGAACTCGACAGCCGCAGAAGTTACTGAGATAAAGTACGATTACACCGTAAATAAGACACTCACAAACTAATGACACCAGAACAGCAAAGAATTGAAGACCTTGAATTTAAGGTGGCCCAGTTATCTGATGCTTATTATAAATATAACTTTCAAGGTTCACAGGCCATAACAAAAGACACCACAGTTCAATCGGGGTTTCTTCAATCTGGGAACTTCAAAAGTGGAGTAACGGGTTGGCAGATCAAAAGTAATGGAAACGCAGAGTTTCAGAACGTCAACATTGGTACGAAGATTATAACCATTGACAATACCCAGGACATTCAAACCAACCTTGACCTTATAACAACTTCGGGAGGTGGAGTTCTTAACTTAAAGGCAGGAACATACACGGTCAATTCTGCCATCCTACCGCCATCAAACACAGCAATTCAAGGACTGAACAAGGGTACTGTTATCATCGACTTCAATAACACTTCGGCAAACATATCCTATGCAGGGACAAATGTGTACACCACAGGAACTATCACCGCAATAACTTCGGGTGTAAACGTAACAGGTTCGGGTACTTCATGGTTGGCTAACGTAACCGCAGGACAACATCTTTTTATAAACACACGTTGGTATCAGATCGCGTCGGTTACTTCTGATACAACCCTAATCCTCGCGGAGTCATATGGAGATGACGAAACACTCCCAATAACCTATCGAATAGCAACACCAGCACAGAATATCAAGGTTGCCGACATCACATTAAAGAACTCCACAGGAACAGCACTTTCCCTTACGGATTGCCGAGATTATGAACTCGAAGACCTCCTTTTTCTAGACAACAATAAGGGTCTTTCTGAAACAAATTGTGCATACTCCACAAAGACACGCCTTACTTCGGTTTCAAACACTTCACACGGGTACGAGATAGCAAACGGATCACTGCTTAATTCAGAGTATTGTGCGGCCGCCGGAAACGGTGGAGATGGCTTTCATATGGAAAACATCGAAGCAACACCATTTGCAAGGTGTTCTTCAAACTCAAATACAGGAGATGGCTTTAACTGCACGACATTAGAAAGTTGTGCATTTGGCGTTGAGGCAAACGGAAACGGAAGTAATGGAATAGAGTTTGTGTCTGGGTGTGATGAGAACTTCATAAATAACTCTATTGTAAATGGAAACACCGGCGATGGAATCAAACTAACAGGAACATCAGACGCTAACACGCTTGGCCCCGCTCTTAATCTTGTAGGAAATGGAGGATATGGAATAAACATTGGAGCAACCTGTACGAATAATATGGTTATCTCTCCGTATTTCGAAAGCAATTCATCTGGTACGTATGTGGATAGTGGAAGTGGAACTGTGATTATACAAAGCACGTCAACACTCGATACAACAGCATTAACTGCATCTGATAATTTAAAAACAAGTGCAGATGGAGTAGATGCACCAAACTCATCGTCATATGAAGTAGTAAAACAAATAATGGTTAGGTATCCAGGAATAATCCGTGTGAAGTTCGACATAAAAGCACATTCAGGATTCACCATGTTTGGAATAATATATAAAAATGGCATTGCCATTGGAACAGAGCGGAGCACAACTGGAACATCATATACGACATTTTCAGAGGACATACGAGTAACAATAGGTGATTATATAGAATTATATACAAAGTATAGTGCATCCGGGCCAGATCACGCATCAAGAAACTTTAGAATTTATTACGATACAAATGGAACAACGGTAGATATAGTTGTTCTTGACTAAAACACACCTAAAATAATGCTAAAATAAACATATGGCAAACGAAGTACCCTACAAATTATATGCAAAGGATTCTGGGTTTGGATTCCAAACACTAATGATAGCCCCAGGAACAAATACACCTTACGGAGCAAGAGAGGTTGATTTAAATACCTTCAAACAAATTTCAGAAGCAAGCCCACAGGCAAAATTCCAGTATCAAGAGTTTCTAAGAGACCCAACTCATAGTGGAGTTCTTGCTGCCGCAGAAAAAGGACAGACTGTTGGATCAGGATATTCAATGGGAGTAGACCCTCTCTCTGGACAATCTGGATGGGGAAAATGGGATGAGTTCAACGCACAGCAAGCCGCTAATGATGCCGCTGTTACTGCAGGAACAATGCGTAAAGAAGGTGTTCATTATGTAAGCACTGGATATACTCCCCCAACCCCTGAAAAGATTTCCGCAGACCTTTCTTCACAACTCAAAGGAACCTCTTATCAAGTACAGCCAGGAGATACACTATCCCAAATCGCAAAGAAAATGGGTGTTTCTGTTTCTGATATTTCAGGGTATCGTTCTGGTAATCCTAATCTTATTTATGCAGGGGAAACGCTCTCGATCAAACCGAAAGCACCAACAGCCCCAAGCACTTCAACAAGTGTGGATTCATTGGGAACTGGAACAATGCCGAAACTTCCGACAGGTGGAACAACTACACCGAATTACGCATCAGTTATCGCAGGAATACCAACTCCACAGACTCCCACAACGCCCACACAAGCCCCTACAGCAGCCGAAACCACTTCAAAGGGACTTATGGACAGAATAACTAGTGCATACGGAGAACTTACTGGAAAGAGTGCTTTTGAACAGTCCCAAATGGAGCAGGCTGGAGTTCCACAACAGGAAAAAGATGTACAGGAATTGACAAATCAGTTAAACCAATTAAAAACAGAATCAGGTATAATCCCAATGCAAGCCCAAGAAGGAGCAACGGGCCGAGGCGTAACTGACGCAGGTATAGCACCGCTTACACAGGCACAACTTCGACAGAACGCCATCAAGACCCTAACCGTATCAGCACAACTTCAAGCAAAGCAGGGCAATTTGACGTTAGCAAAAGACCAAGTAGACCGTGCAGTTTCAATGAAGTATGACGCTATCGAACAGGAGATCATGGCCAAGAAAGACCAGTTGGCTATTTTGGATAAATATGTTTTGACACCAGCGGAAACAAAGCGAAAGGAAGAGATGGAATTAGCTATTACACAAGCAGCCGAAAAAGCAAAGGAACTTAAAGTAACCGAAGCAGCATTTGAAAAATCACTAGCAGATTCCATTGCAAATGGTATGCCTAATACTGCGGTTGCTTCCGCAAGAGCATTGTTTGAGGCAGGAAGAGAAGATGAAGCACGAATACAGATGGCAACCTATATGAAGGGAAGTCAGGAATCAACTGATGTGGCATTACAGCGATTACAGTTGGCCATTGAAAAGGCACAAGGAGGTGGAGAAGATAAAGTCCTTTCAGTAACAGAAGCCCAAGCACTCGGAGTTCCTATTGGAACAAAGATGTCACAGGTATCGGGAATCGTACCGCTTGGAAAGCCAACAGAGGGACAGTTTACTACCGCTAACTATGCCACTCGTCTCGAGCAGTCTAATCCAATAATCAGTGATTACAAACCGCTTTCAGATACAAAGTTCTTTGCAGCTCAAAAGGCAGAACAGGTTGGTGGAATTGCTAATCTATTGATTCCTGCAGCCGATCAAAACCTATTCCAAGCACAGCGTAACTTCTTAAACGCAACGCTTCGAAGGGAGTCTGGTGCAGTAATCAGCCCAACTGAATTTGCTGATGGAGCAAGACAGTATTTCCCACAACCAGGAGATAATGAACAGGTACTTGCCCAAAAGAAAGCAAACAGAGATTTGGTCACTAGAAACTTTGTAGGAATGTCTGGTAATGCTTATGAGCAGTTGACTGGAAACAAGCCAACAACTGGAACAGATACCTCAGGAATGGAAAATGATATAAGAGCAGCAGTAAAAGATACAGCGAACGTAAAGAGTAGAGAGCAACTTATCCAAGACATCATGAAAGAATACAATGTATCTCAGGATATAGCAGCCTCAAAGGTCTACGGAATATGGACAGATAACACACAACGATAATATGGCACTATACGAAAACGGAAAGTATAAGTACGCACAGCAAACACAGCCAGAAAAGAAGGGACTGCTCGAATCAATCGGGCAGTTTGGCGTGGGAGCATTAAAGGGTTTAGGGTCAACTGTATATGGTGCGGCTAAACTTGGAGAGAAGATAGGCGAAGCAGTTTTGCCTCAATCATTGGAAAAGTTTGGCCCACAAGTTGGAGAGAAGCCTAGCATATTAGAACCACAAGGAACAGCGCAAAAGGCAGGCTTTGGAACTGAGCAGATTGCAGAATGGTTTGTCCCTGCTGGAGCATTTGTAAAAGGTGTAAGTAAAGCTGACAAGGCAATACAAGCAAGCAAGGTAGGCATGAAACTCGCAGAAGGAGGGAAGATTGCAAAAACAGCCCTAACTACTGCACGAGTTGGCGCAAAGGCTGGCATTAGTGCTTCCGAGGGTGCTTTTGGAACAGCAATACAGTCTGGTGGAGATATAGACGAGATGAGAAAGTCCGCAATGTTTGCAGGTGCTATTCCAATCGTAGGAAAAGGATTAAGTGTATTAAAGAATGTCACCGTAGGAGGAACAAGCGCAGCACGATCACTAGCAACAGGAGTTCCCAAAGATGTATTTGCACGAGCAAAAGCAAATCCACAAATGATTGACGATGCACTAAAACACATAGAGGAAAATCCAAATCAACCGCTATATGGTCTAGTAACAGCAGTCAGCAATAAATTAACTGGATTAAAAGAAACCGCCCGACAGACCTATGACAATGCTATAGAAGCGGCCCGAACAAATTACCCAGGAACTACCTTTAATCTTGATAATAAAATATCAGAATTAAATAATACCCTAAATAAATTTAACATCGGTATTTCACAAGTAAGGGACAAGGCTGGAAAAATTGGTCAAGCAGTTGTAAAACCAACAACTCGAACAACCCCGTATACAGAGCAAGAGATTTCCTCAATCAATAATCTTGTTCAAAAGATGCGAGTCAAAGATATGTCAGTAGACGAACTTGCAGACTTCCAGCGATCGGCACAGACATTTCTTGCAGACGCAATAAACCGAGACAATAAGAAAATGATAGCTCTAGGAGCAGCTTTAGTAGAAGATAGTGTTAAATTCGTCAATGCCGCTTTGCCAGACTTAAAGACAGCAAATACGCTCTACTCGAACTATTATAAAGCACTTGAAAGTGGCGGTAATAAAATTATAGATAATTCGGGAAATATAAAACCAACAGCAGAACAGTTCTTGTCAAATCTCCAAAACCTCAACAAAGGAGAGCAACGAGAAGCATTAAAACTACTCGAAGATGCAACTGGTATCCCTATCGCCGATAGTGTTCTTATAAATAAAGATGCCCAGAAATTGAGTAATCTTTTCCCTGCTACTGGAAGCAGGACGCAGGACATCATAAGGGCAATGGGTATTTCTGGTATTGGTGTTGCTGGTGGTGGATTGATGACTGGAGGAGCTGCTGCTGCTTTCTCTTCCCCTAAAATCCAAGGAAGAATCGCGATAGAAGCCGCAAAAATTAGTAAGAAGTTCCCAACACTTCCACCGGAGGTAAAGGAGTTTATAAATCTTGTAACAACAGCAAAATAATCACTCCCCTCCCCTATCCCCTACTGAAAAATCAAGTATTTATACAGTGGGGGAGGGGACTACTCCTATGGAAAACCTAAAAAAACTCATAACCCTCAAAGACGACCCTGCACTTGCTATCCATGACGAACTAACGGAAGCCAATGCCCATTTATCGGCCATAGAGGCCTCTGTGAGCGAAGATAAAACTATAAAGGTAGAAGTTATCAACCAGCAGGAAATTGACCCTATAAACCTCACTCCCCTTACGGAAGAGGTTGCTTCTGTCCGTGAAGAGTTGTTGAACACTATTAGAACGATAGAGGGTATTGGTAAGGTTTCGGACATCAAAGGAATAGACCTATCCCCTATCGCTTCTATCCTCAAAGAAATTGCCTCAAAGGAGCAGAAAATAGACCTTTTAGAACTCAAGGTTATCTCGAAGAACTTATCTGATCTTCTTTATCTTTCCCAAAGCCTCGCACTCGAAGAAAAACCAGGAATACAAGACAACCACAAGGAAATGATGATGGATATCTTAAACCTCATCAATGACAATCTTGTGGCCATTGAAATACCAGAGTTTGACTATGAGCGGATAGTTGAGGCGATCAGAAATATAAAGATAGTTTCTGGTGGAGGGGGGATAGGGGCATTGAACCAGGCACTTGAAACAAATGTGCATACAGAAAATGTAGAAGTCCGCACATTTCAGGAAAATCATATTTGCACAGACAACACAACAACCACCCCGCTCGGCTCAAATGCAACATTTACGGGAGCGTGGCAGGACTGTCTAAATTATCAGGAGGTGAATGTTTCGATTATTGCCGATCAGGATTCCGCAGTAAACGGCCTCGTTTTTCAATGGTCTGCGGATGGGGTAAACATCGGTGATACCGACTCGTACTCCTACTATACGGCAAGTGGTGGTACAAACTATACCCCAAACCCATCTTTTCGATATATTCGCATGGTTTATACAAATGGTTCTGTTGCACAGGGGTCGTTTTCATTACAAACAATTCTAAGGCGTGCGGCTACGGGTGGTTCGTTTCACAGGATAGACTCGACCCTCAAAGATGATAGCGACGGTAGACTTCGTATCGTTGTTCCGAAATTAAGAACTGCGCAGAACAATTATATATCACAAAGTGCCACAAATCTTGGCAACACAAAGGTATCTTTGGAAGAACTTGAGAGTGGCATCAGCGTAAATAGTAATTCGCAATTAAAAGTAACACAATACGATAGCATCGGAAACGAAAAGAGTAATCCGTACACGGCATTTGGCGACCTTCGCACCGCAGAATTATCTCCTCTCATCCAGTTTAGTTTTGAGTATACCGTTGACAATACAGAACTTACCGCCTCGGTAGTTTCTGGAAGTGGAGCGGTAACACAGGCAGATGCAATGGCTATCGCTACTACGGGAACAACCACCGCCAGTATTGCAAAAATGATATGTAAGCAACACGCACGCTATCGTGCCGGACTTGGCGGACTAATGCGCTTCACTGCATTATTTACTACAGGGGTGGCAAGCACATCACAATGGGTTGGTCTTTTGGGCGCAGCGGGTTCAAGTGCCGATTTCAAAGACGGCTTTGCTGTCGGATACAACGGAGCGACATTTGGTATCGCGCGTTTTAAGAATGACTCGCTGACCTTCACTGCCCTTGCTGATTGTGATGACCCGCTCGACGGAACAGGAAGAAGCGGAATAACGCTTGATACAACGAAACTAAATGTCTTTGGGATAAATTATCAATATCTCGGAGCTGGTGCAATACGTTTTTACGTTGAAGATGGTGATGGGTATTTCCACGAATTTCATAAAATTGATTATTCTGGACTCAATACAACCCCATCTGTTTATAATCCAAACTTTCATCTTGCGATGTATGCAAACAACAAGGCAACTACGTCAAACCTTGTCGTGAAGTCTGCAAGCATGGCATATTTTGTCGAAGGAAAGACGGGTGAAATAGAGACGCAGCAATTTGTTACCGAAACAGGACGACGTCAAAAGACTGCTGTTACCACAGAAATTGCATTATTCACAATAAGAAATAGGAGCACATATGCTAGCAAGGCAAATCTTATTTCAGTAAAACCGATTCGATTAAGCCTTGGGATAGACGCAAACGCAGTAACAAATCTTGGACAGTTCAGGCTGGTTAAAAATACAACACTTGGAGGTACGCCGTCATATTCGGATATAGACACAGCAAACAGTCTCATAGAAATAGATACAGCAGGAACGACACTCACTGGTGGGACAAATCTTATCACGGGCGACCTTGCTGGGCAGAACGACAAAAATATAGAAAATATCTCCGACTATGATATTTACCTACATCCAGGCGAATCGATAACGCTGGCAGTACAATCAGCAACATCAGCAACATTTAATGGAAGTATTGCGTGGAAAGAATTATTTTAATGTAATACATAAGTTGCCAATCACCACAAAAAGATACATGGAAAAATACATACTCGGTGAAAAATTAAACGGGCTAACATTTCTTCAAGGCTACAAAGATAACCCATATCTGTATGTCTTTTTGGGGATAAATGGACATCAAGGAATTGATTTAAGTCGTGCAGATGGCGATCCTATTCCTGCTTATTATTCTGGCACAATCATATACATTCAAAATGATGCGATAGTATATTTGACCGACCCCGATGAGAATAAATTATGTCTTGAAATTACCATAGCCCATGGAAAGAATTATCGTTTCAAGGTAGGTGATAGAATAGAAAAAGGACAGATCATTTGCGATCAAAGTACTTCCGGCCCGTCTATAGGTTGGGGCGAAGAAGACTTTGACCGTATCGCATGGAGCCACGAACACCTAGCGATCCGCAAAGCAAAACGAGTAGACGCAAAAGTACAGCAAAAACTAATATGGAATTGGAGAGATTTTAGCCCGATAAATTATGTAATCCTCAACGAAGACAACGGCATGGACGGGTTTATCAATCCGAATGATTATAATCATCGGCTTATCTATCATTTTGCAAAGGCGATTGACCGCAAAGAAGATTCAAAAGTTGATTATGCAAAAGGAAATAATCCAGGGAATGTGCGCAGCATCGGAGGGAGTTTTATAACGTTCAAAACATATGACGAAGGATTTTTGTATTTGATGAACTACATTGAGCGCGCGATCACAGGACGACACGCAGCATATCTGAAATACGGACATAGGATGACAGTGCTAGAATTTTTTAAGACATATGCGCCAAAGGAAGACGGGAATGACCCTGTAAAATACGCTCAAGATGTGGTACAATGGATAGGACTAAAAGGAATAGATCAACCCATGTCGGATTTCCTTTTGACGGAGATCCAGTATCTTCAGAAGTATTACAATTTATCTTCTGGGTTGGTTCCACACATCAAAGAAAAAACAACATCAGTTGAACAGGAAAAGGTCGAGGATTTACGAGTGGCAATGAATCCACTCACAAGAATGGTTTTATATTTATTCAATAAATATTTTAGACAATGAACAAACAATGGTATCAGTCATCAGTTAATCCCGAACAGTTGTCATGGACTGTCGGAGGGTTCTCGGTTCTCGGTATTGCACAGGCTATTACGCTTGTATCAGGAATGGCAGGGTATCCCGTCAGTGAGTCAGAAGTAGAAATGATCATCGTCGCAATCCTTACAGGTATCGGCGCGATCACAACAGTAGTAGGAATGATTAGAAAAGCAGTTGTTAGTTTTAAGTGATTCAATTGGGCGGGTTATGCCCTCCCAAATTGGCTCATTTATAGCAAAATATCGCCGAGATGATAGAATAGTAGTCTAACGTATAATAACCGCTCACAGGCCCACAGGGAGCCAAAGGAGGCATCATGAACGCCGTATGGATGAGGACTGGTCTCGTAGCAAATGGGAATAATCCCGTAAAACAACGTTGGACTTGTTTCAAGTGCAAAAACGGAACGACAATCAAAGAGGATTGCCACATTACGACAGGCTTGAATGAAGAGCCGGGGGAGGACTCTTGCAAAAAATCCTCTTAAAACGTTGCACCCGTTGTGGGAAATTCCTCAAACAATCCAATTGGATTATTCCAAGAGTCGATCAGTATATCGAAATATGTAAACTGATCGGTCAGGGGATCATCGTAATCGAAGATTCATTGTGCGATAAACATCAAGAGGTCTAGTGCCTCTTTTTTTCGTTTATAAAAAAGAAGCCCCCGACTTATTTTTTGGAAGGCTTCTACAAGTTGCGCGATTTGTTTTATTACTCTCTATGAAATTATAACGATAGATTGTCAAGTTGTTACACTTATCCACATTGTATTAAAAATATACGCATGATAAAATTATGTTAGTAGCATGTCAATCCAAATTAAATATCGAGCGGAACCTAACCGGCCACGATAACGCCGCGCACCTTATGAAGTGAAAGTCGACCTTTCTGTTTCAATCCTCACGATATGCGAGTGAACAATCTCGATATTTAATTTGGGCAGAGATACCCACGCATCACGCAAGAAATACTTAACAGTATTTGATACAAAATTACTTGACTCACGTCAAGTTTTTTTGTTATAATATTATTAAGTAACGACGATAAAAAGGGGTTTATTGGTATGGCTTCGTCGTTACACCAGTAGATCCCTTTTTGTGTGCCATTTAAAAATGATAATAGCAAAAGAAATACCAAGTTTTGATAGAAATAAAGTTTTAAATAAAATCAAAAAAACAAATGGGTGCTGGTATTGGGAAGGTTTTATTAATGATGAAAGATATGGTTCAATTACTATAAATAAGAAAAATTATCAAGCACATAGATTATGTTATGAATTATTTACTGGTAATAAAATACCTTTAGATATGTGCATAGATCATATATGCAGGAATAGGTCATGTGTAAACCCACAACATTTAGAAATTGTTACAAACCAAGAAAATCTAAGAAGAGGTAACGGGGTTGCTGCAATCAATCGAAGAAAAACCCATTGTATCAGAAGGCATGAATTTAATAGTGGAAATACTGCATATTATTTTGATAAGACGAGAAACACAATAAGAAGAACTTGTATAGTTTGTAAAAGAGCAAGAGAAATAAAAGCAAGGAGATTAAAAAGAATGACAAAATAATATATAAACCTTATAGTATATATACCGATTGACTCCCAACAATCGGGATGCACCCCATGTACCGCCGACAGTAGCAAATCCTATCTTCGGCGGACTATAGCGATGTAGAAGAAAAGAACTTCGCCAGTCTCATAAATTGGAGGAGCCGGAGCGTTACCGGCCATCGCAACATGAAAAAAATCCAAGAAGAAAAAGTAAAAGTACGTCACATAAATAAATACCCCTGCAAGAGAAACAAGGGCAACCACGAATGGGATATTCCACTCGTGAAAGACGATGGAGCATATATCCGATACTTGTATAAACTTCCCGAGAAACGAACCCTAGATTCGGGGGAACCGACTCATAGGGGAATGAAGTATGACGAAGCATATTTTCTCGCCCATGTGGAAGTGAGGTGTATGTGGTGCAATAAGAAGATTGTCAGAATTATTAAGGAAAAGATATAAACAAAAAGGTCGATTAGTAAAGTATTAGTAAAATTATACCTATGAAAAACAAATGCCCGATTTGCGGAATACAAACAGAAACATTAACAAGAAAAAAAGAAGTATGTTTTATATGCGCTTTTAAATTATGGAAAGAAGTAAACCATATATTTGAAACTGGATTTGGTATGAATGGTATTATTAAAAATACAAAACATGAAAAGACACCGTTGCGTAAACTGCAAAAAACTAAGAAGTGAAAAAAACCTCCGCCCGATTTTCTTTCGGACACAACAGCAACTCAAAGACAAACGACTCTCCGAGATCGCCATGGCTTGCAAGGATACCGGGGACTGTTTGGCGAGGGAGTTTAAGACCACTTGAGTGGACTGTCCACGGACAGCACTTGCAATTAAAATTAGACAGTTTATACTTAAAGTAAATTCACCTTGCCGCTTTTTATGAGGCGAGCGGGTTGGGTATCTGGCAAGGTACTCCGCTCGCTTCGTAAAAGGCATATACCCAAATGCCAAAGACTTAATACAATATTGTAATCCAAAAAACCGAAACGAAACGGTTTATTTTCGTAATTAATCACCAGTAAGAAAAAGTAAAAATGAATAAAGATACAGAAATACAAGACGACAGTGGGGACAAGAAATATTTTACTATCATCCCCAATTACATACTCAACCATTCAACGATGTATGACCGAGAGGTATATATCCAAATGAAACGGATTACGGGAGAAAGTGGCACATGTTGGACTTCACAAAAGACGCTCGCAAAGCAATGTGGAATAAGTATAAATAGACTTAAGAAGTCTTTGAAATATCTAGTAGACCATAAATGGATACGAAAGACCGGAACCAAAGAAGTCGTGACTAAAGGCGGTATTCAAGAAGTGCATGTTTATATAGTTGAAGACCTTTGGAAATTAAATGCTGACTTCTTTGAAAACAAGAAAGGGGTATCACACAATGATACACCTACCACTAAGGGGGTATCACGAAACGATCAAAGGGGTATCACGGATGAATCCAAAGGGGTATCACCAGGTGACGACAAAGAAGAACAAGTTAAAGAAGAACCAATTAAGAATAAAGCGACTGAAGTCGCAGGAAAGGAAATATCAGAAATTATATTTCTATTCAAAGATATAAACCCTTGTTACGAGGAATGGTACGGAAACAAAACCCAACGCGGAGCAATAAAGTGGCTTATAGATAAATTCGGCTTCGAGGAAGTATCAAATATGGTTTCCGCTTTGCCAGCTATCAACGCTAAAGAGTTTGTAACTAAAAGTACTACCCCGTGGGAATTAAAGAAAAACCTCGGAAAACTAAAAGCACACTTTAACCAGTCGAAGGCAAAGCCAAACAAATTAACAATCGCAATATGATTTATAAAATAACACTTTCAAGTGGCGCGCCGATAGCAATAGAAAATGACGAAGACTTACAAACAGTCATAAATGCAATCCACAATCCGAGCGCAAAACTGATAGTAACAAAGCACGGGATATTCAACCTAAGTTTTCTCGTATCTATAACAGCAGACGATGACGCGGAAGAAAAATTAGTCTATGCAAGAAAATCACGAAATACGGAAGAGTCAGCAATCCAAAGCGTGGTAGGTCGGCCCATCTTTGCGGAAATGGTAGAGCGAATGACATTGGGGAATGGAAAGTAAAAAACACTTGTATGGAACAAATAAGAAAAAACAGATACCCCACCAAAGAGGAACTTGAAAAGATAAAAAAGCAAAGCGAGGAGTATAAAATAAAAATGGGGTGGATCAAAAAACCCGAAGGCACTAAACCCCTCCCCTCTCTCACCGAAGAAGAATTTTTAGGGAAATTAAATTAAAATGGACAACAAAAATAAAGTTATACTTGACCTATGCGGTGGTACTGGAGCATGGAGCAAGCCATACAAAGACGCAGGATACGATGTTCGTGTAATATCCCTACCAGAAAACGATATTTTAAAGTTTAAAGATTATCCGTGGGATTGGGAAAACGTTTATGGAGTATTAGCTGCCCCCCCCTGCACTATGTTCAGTATGGCCCGGACAAATGCAAAGACTCCGAGAGATTTGAAAGGAGCAATGGAAGTGGTAAATGCGTGCTTACAGATAATCCATCAATGCCAATATAAAGGATCGCGATTACAATTTTGGGCCATAGAAAACCCAAAAGCGCGATTAAGGTGGTTTATGGGTAAGCCAGCGATGACCTTTAATCCGTATGATTTCGGAGATGCATACAAAAAGCCGACCGACATATGGGGAAATTTTAACACGGAATTAAAAAAGACTCCCGTAGAACTCGACCCCGAACAGGACAAACAATCAAGATTAAATCTACAGCATCTTCAGCCAATCCCGAAAGATTATATTAGAGATCCAAATATGTCTCCGCGCGCAATAGCGAGAAGTATAACACATACTGGTTTTGCCAAAGCATTTTATAACGCAAATAAATAACCAATATTAGTAAATTAAAAACATGAAAATTTTAGCAACAATAATGATAATTTTGGAAATCTTATCAATAGCCATAGCCTCGATTCTTATGGGTAGAAAAAAAGAAGGATACTATGACCTTTACTGGTGGATCAGTAATCTTATTCAAAGCGCAATAGTTATTATCTTATCATTAAAGGTGTTGGGAATAATTTAAATTAAAGACATGAAAAAAGGTTCACATATGACAATCAAACAAAGGAAGAAAGTCAGTGATGGATTAAAAGGCAATGTTCCATGGAATAAAGGAATGAAGACGATCACCGAACCTGCATGTAAGCGATTAAGACGCGATGGAAATTATCGCATAAACGAATTAAGATTAAATGCTTTAAGAAATCAAAGAAAAGGATATGATCGCGGACGGATGGATGAAATAGCCAAGGCAAGTAAGGAACGACAAGAAAGATGCGGCCATTTCCCCGTAAAACTATGGAGTGAATATGAGATAAAATATTTGCATGATAATTATACAGAATTAACCATCGAAGAAATGGCAAAGCATTTACAAAGGAGCTGGATAAGCGTATCCCATAAACTTAGTAGGCTAAGATTGATAGTGAACAATAAGTGGATATGAACGCTATGGACAAAATAGTAAAGTAGCAGTACAGTATTTAAATGAACAAGAAACAAGACAATAGAATAGCGATAATCAAAAAAATGCGAGAAGACCGCTATACATATAGGGAAATTGCAAAAACACTCGGAATATCGCGGCAACGTATTTATCAAATTATTGGAAAGAAGAATGTGGATAACTTAAAAAATAAGTGAAAAATACCGCATAGATAAAGGATATTTGACATAGTTGACAAGGTTTAAAAATAGGAATATACTGATAAGGTAATAAAGGTCGCTAATAAAACAAATCAAATCACATGGATATTTCACAACAATTAGTCAACTATTTCTCAGTCGCAAGCATGATGGTAGTATTCACAGTAGGGCTTGCATCAGTTATCGTCGCATCAATTAAAATGTTCAAAAAGTGATGAACAAGAGAAGTGAGACTAATAAGTGAAACCAAAATTATGAACCACACATACTCACGCTACCACGCAGAACAGATCGCCAAGGCAAGAATGACTAAAATTGCTACCGCATCATTCTGGATAGCAATAGGACTATTCATCGCTTTCGAGTTTTTACTCGCTACATCAAAAAGTATTTAAAAAATAATCCCAAACACCAGCCCGTCATGCGAAGCGGTTTGATGTTTGAAAAACAAATGAAAAAAGTATCAGAGTGTTGCGAAGCAAAAATAGTCTACGTAAAAGACTGGGGCAATCATCATGATGAATGCTCAAAATGTAGGAGAGAAATATCTATGGAAGAATTTGAACAATCTAAAGAAAAAACTAAGCCCATGATATATTGCTCCCACATCAACAACGGAAAAAACGATTGCACCTGCCCCCTATTCCATTATTACGGGGACAGTTCAGAAGAAACTCAAGATAACGTATAACTATATGGTTAAACAATCTCAAACCGAAAAGATTTTTGAGCATTGCCATGAGGGAAAATGGACGTGTCAAACATGGTTCTGGGCAAACTTCATTAGAAGCCCCCATGTAAGACGCAGGGAATTAGTAAACCAACTAAACCGTGCCGATACAAAATATCGCTGGCATTGGGAAAGCAAGGACTGTAATTGTCCCCGGCCACACGATCAAGTTTTTAGGCATAGATTAATAAAAACTAAAATATGACACAAAAAGCAAAAGCAGAAATAATAAAAGTAGAAAGAGAGTCGGAAGCACAGACACCAATGGCTCTTATCGCTCAAGCGATAAGAGCCAT